AATCCAAATGGTGTTTATGGAATATCCGATGTCCTTGAAGCACAATTAAGAAATAATAGAACAGCAACAACTCAATCAGATTCACCTATGACAAAAGTAGATAGATCTACTTATGCGGGTTTCTCAAACAAACTTTCAAAAGGTACACCTAATCAATATTGGGTACAAAGATTTATAGATCATGTAAGTGTTAGTATCTATCCAACACCAGATTCTACAAATGCATCTAAAGATATGCATTTTTATTATATAAAAAGAATTCAAGATATAGGAGATTACACAAATGCAACAGATGTACCTTTTAGATTTGTACCATGCATGATATCGGGATTAGCATATTATTTATCACAAAAATATGCACCACAACTTATGCAAGCTATGAAACTTGCTTATGAAGATGAATTAGCAAGAGCACTTGCAGAAGATGGTTCAGCTTCTAGTACATACATAACACCTAAAGCATACTACCCAGGAGCATAATGTCTAGATACGCAACAGGTAAATACGCAAAAGCAATATCAGATAGATCAGGTATGGAATTTCCATATAGAGAAATGGTTAGAGAATGGAATGGTGCATTTGTTCATTTTACAGAATTTGAACCAAAGCAACCACAATTAGAACCAAAACCAAATGGTGCTGATGGTGTTGCATTATTAAATACAAGAACAGATAGAAACGAACCACCAACAGCAATTCTTTTACCGAAAAATCCTTTTACAGTAACAAATGGCAGTGCGACTTTAACTGTAAGTTTACTTAATCATAGTTTAGAAGTTGGAGATTTTGTTTTATTCTATAACCCAGCTAGTAATGATCCGACACAAAGTTTTAATTTAGGAACTAATCTTTTTCCAATATTTGCAATAGCAGATGCAATAACAGCTTCAGCAACAACTGCTACGTTTGATTCTAATACAAATTTTTCTGCAACAGGTTTTTATTTTATACAAAGTGCAACCTCACCAAGTTCAACAAATCCTGATTATGTTCCTGTAATTCAAAGAGAAGTTATACAATACACAGGCACATCTGGAGGACAAACTATAACAGGTTTAACACGAGGCACTAATGCACCTTTTAGAGGCCAGACACCAGAAAGCACAACAGCAACTGCACATGCTATTGCTAATGTTTTTCCAGGTTTAGAAATACAATCTGTAACTACAAGAACAGAAAATACAGGTGCTATGCCAACTACAAAAACAGTTAATACTGGCTTTACTGTTACCTTGCCTTATAACGCAGTTGGTAATATAACAGGTGGTGGAGAAAACATTTATGTTAGTCCAATGATAAGAGGTATATTATGATAAATTATATTTGGAATAAGATTAAAAATATATTTAAACCTAAAAGACAAGAACCTGTTGTTTTACAAAAGGAAGTAAAATCTAAATTAGATCCTTGTAGTAAACATATATATTATAGAAAAAGCTGTCCAGTTTGTAGAGAGCTAAAACAAGCAGGAGTTATTTAATGGCTGGTATAAGTTATTCAACGTTAGTTACACAAATAAGAAATTATACTGAAACAGATTCTAATGTTTTAACCACAGATATATTAGAAAACATAATTCTTAATTCTCAATATAGAATTATGAGAGATGTTCCTATTGATGCAGATAGAGTGCAAGAAACAGGTGGATTTGTTGTAGGGCAAAATCAAGTTAATGCTCCAGCAGGGTGTTTGTTTATTAGAGGTATACAAGTATATGATTCAACATCTGTTGTTACTGGAACAAATATTTATCTAGAAAAAAAAGATTATTCATACTTACAAGAGTATGTTTCATCTACAGAATCTACAAAAAGAGGTAAGCCAAAATATTATGCTATGTATGGTGGAGCAACAGGAGCTTCAGACACTACTTCAGGTCGTATTATAATATCTCCAACTCCAGATCAAACATATCAATTTAGAGTTCTTTTCAACAAAATGCCAGCTACTTTAGAGTCTGGTAATCAAACTAATTATATTAGTATGAATTTTCCAAATGGGCTTTTATATTGCTGTTTATCGGAAGCTTATGGTTTTTTAAAAGGTCCGATAGACATGTTGACACTATATGAAAATAAGTATAAACAAGAGGTACAGAAGTTTGCTAATGAGCAAGTTGGTAGAAGACGAAGAGATGATTATACTGATGGAGCTGTTCGTATACCAGTAAATTCGGCAAACCCGTAGGAGATAAATTATGGCAATAACATCGGCAATTTGTACAAGTTTTAAACAAGAACTTTTAGTTGGTACACACAATTTTACAGCAACAAGTGGAAACACTTTTAAAATAGCTTTATTCACAAGTTCAGCATCTTTAGGAGCTGGAACTACAGCTTATTCAACATCAAATGAAATTACGAATTCATCTGGAACTGCATACACTGCAGGTGGTGCAACTCTTACAAGTGTAACACCAACAACTGATGGAACAACTGCAGTTTGTGATTTTGCAGATGTAAGTTTTTCTTCTGCTTCTTTTACAGCAAACGGATGTTTAATTTATAATGATTCACAATCTGATAAAGCGTGTGCAGTAGTTGCTTTTGGATCAGACAAAACTGTAACCAGCGGAACTTTTACAATTCAATTTCCAACAGCAGACGCATCTAACGCAATCATAAGATTAGCCTAGAGGAGTAACGACTTATGTCCGTTACTAGAACTTACACGGTAACAGTAGTTAGCACTGATTCCGGTAATAAATATTTTATTGATGGCGTACAACAAGCTACTTTAGAGTTAGTTGAAGGTGCAACTTTTAAATTTGATCAATCAGATAGTTCTAATTCTAATCACCCATTAAGATTTTCTACAACAAGCAACGGAACACATTCCGGAGGTAGTGAATATACAACTGGCGTTACAACCAGTGGAACTCCAGGATCCTCTGGAGCTTACACGCAAATAGAGGTAGCTGCTGATGCACCCACTTTATATTATTATTGTTCTGTTCACTCTGGTATGGGTGGACAAGCAAATACACCTAATACTGATTTTTGGGGAGCAGGAAATTGGAGTGCAAATTCTTGGGGAATTAGTTCTCTTACTGTTGGTTGGGGAGCTGATGCATTTAATGATTCTGCTTCAACTTGGGGAGATGTAGGAGATGAAATAGTTTCATTAACAGCACCCGATGCTATTGTTTCAAATCTTAGTGTAGGTTCTGCTTGGGGTAATGATACTTGGGGAGAAGAACAATCATGGGGTCAATTTACTTTAAGTGTTGCTGATGTAATAGGAGTTTCAGGAGTGTCTTCAACTTCTGCTGTTGGTTCTGTTTCTTTTACAATTAATGCAACTGTATCAGTTAGTGGAGTAGCCTCAACTTCATCTGTTGGTTCTTTAACACCAGCAGATGTTATGGGACTATCTGGTGTATCATCTACTTCTGCTGTTGGATCAATATCTCCAGCGGATGTTATGGGAATATCTGGTGTATCATCTACTTCTGATGTTGGTACTGTATCAATAGCTTCTAATCCAGTTGTAAATATATCTGGTGTTCAAATAACTTCAGCTGTAGGAGCGATAGATCCTTCAGCACAAGTTGTAGGAATATCTGGTGTATCATTTACAGCTAGTGTAGGATCATTAGTACCTGCCGATGTTATGGGCTTAACAGGCCAAGAATTTACTGCTTCTGTAGCATCTACAATAGGTATTCAAGCATATCAAAATGTTGACACAGGTTCAAATACATCGTATACAAATGTTGCAACTGGATCAAATACAAGTTATAGTGACGCTGCATAGGAGATAAAAAATTATGGCATCAACATACACACCTTTAGGGGTAGAACTTCAAGCA